ATGATTAAGTTTATGGAGAAGGTTAAAGAATTTAGGTGCTGGGACGGATACGAACCAGCAAAGGGAGTCAAAGCCTACGAACCGGGTTCTTGTGTGAAAGCAGAACAAAAGCTCGGTTACAACAGCGGAGGCGAGACAATCCCAGCAACCACGAAACAATCCGTGGAGGAAGCTCCACTTGACAAAAAGGACAAAACAAATATGGAAAACAATTATTCGAAAGATATCGAGGACATCAAGGTTCGCTTGGCGGCCATTGAAGATTCGATGAAACCCAAAGAAGAAGTAAAAAAAGAAGAGATGGCCTCCGAGAAGCCCTCCGAGACTCCCGCCCCTGCTCCCGAAATATCCGTTGAGGTTGAACCCTCCGAAGATAAAAAGGAAGAGATGAGCGAAGTTGTTAAAAAAGTTCTAACTGAGTTCGGCATTAAGCCCATCTCTGCTTCGCCAGTTGTCGAAGCCCCTGCAAAGGTTGAACCCAAAACTTTTGAAGCACTCGTGGCCGCCCACAGCGATTACGGAACTTCAAAGCTCAAGGCTATGCAAGCCGTGATGCTGTCTAACCCCAAAGAATACTCCGAGGCTTTGTCTCGTGGTATTACCAAACTCTAAACAAAAGGATAAAAGAAAATGTCTACTCAAGTTGATGGTAATTTTCGCACATTCGGCTCGGCTTCCGCTATCTCGGCGTTCCGATTCGTTCAGCCCGACACCACCACGGCTGGCTTCGTTAATGTTGCGGTAACTGGTGCGACCAAATGTATCGGCGTAACTCAAGAAGATGTTGTCGCTGGTGGTTTCGTTGCAGTTAAATTGTTTCACCCAACCTTCTTCGCAACCGTCTCCGGCGTTGCGGCAGTCGGTGATACTTTGAAATTCGACGCTACTGGTTTGGTGACCACATTGGCCGCCAACCTCGTGACGGCTGGTGTTGCACTCGAAGCGGCCACAAGTTCATCGGCTGTTATCGAACTTGCAATTCCGATGTTCTAAACAACGAAACAATAAACAAAAGAAAGAATAATATAAAATGAGCTTTATTTCTGGTGGCACGACCATTCGTGCCGATATTAACCAAGCCCTCATCGAAGCCCCCGCAGAGATCGGCTTGATCGGTGCAGACATTCTCCCTCTCTTGCCAGTATCGGCAAAGAGTGGCGTGTATCTCAAAGTGCAGACAGCCGATGCCGACCTCCTCAATGCTGATGCGGCCAAGCGTACTGCTGGTTCTGAATACGCTCGTGCAATTCGGAAATTCACGAGTGATACCTACGATTGTATCGAAACCGGCTTGGAAGAGCTAATTGACGATAGTTTCAAGCAGGATGCAAACAGGTTTTTTTCGCTGGAAAGCGAAACTGCCAAGTTCTTGCTCCGCCAAGTTAAGCTCTCCCACGAAAAGCGGGTGGCTGACTTGCTCTGGGCAACAACGACTCCCTTCACCACGACTGACATTAGCCCTACGGCTTCCTACATCGAAGGCAACTTGGCAACCATCAACGCCCCTGCGGATGTTGCGGCTGGCAAGCTTGCCCTGAACAAACTCGGTTACGAAGCGAATGCGGTCATTATGTCTGCCAATGTGTACGAGAGAGTTCGCCGTACCACCCTCTTGCAAAATCAATTCTACGGAGTTGTTTCTAATACTGGTGGTCGCTTGCTCGATGAGAAGCAGATTGCAGAAGCGTTTGGTGTGGATAATGTCTACATCGGTCGTGCGGCTTATAACACAGCGAACAAGAATAAGAGCTATTCTGGCTCGTTCATTGTTCCCGACACCAAGATCGTTGTTGCCAATGTTGCTGGCGGTCAGTTCACCGCTGGTGGATTGGGACGCACCTTGGTCTGGTCGGATGACGCTCCCGGTGGTTTTGTCTCCGAGAGCTATCGTGACGAGGCTCGTCGCTCCAATGTTCTCCGTGTTCGTATGAACACAGCCGAGAAAGTCATTGATGCGAACGCCGCCGTCCGAATCACGACGACCTACAGCTAAAGATTGGTTGGTTGTTTC